CCTTTTTTTTAAAAAAAAGAAAACCCTTTTTTTCCACCCCCCTGCCACACCTCGCTGACATTGCGTTTTTTTACGCTTCGCTTGCCGTCTCTTGGCTTTCCGAAACGCCCATGCGCTTTTTTCGTAGTTGATTAATTTCGTTGTTAATCAACACGTAATCATCAGTAGCAAGGTTATCCAGCAAGAATGCCGGAGTCACATCCTCGCGCGGAATACCGTCAAACTCGACTTGCTGCGCCAAATACGCTAAATCAACCAGCATTTGCTCGGCATGACTTAATGTCTCTTTGTCGCTTAATCCAAGATCATTAATGACCTCCAACGCTTGGCATTCGCCGCCTACAGTCAAAATCTTGACCAACACGTCATGATGTAGCGTGCCGTTATACAGCACGCCAAGTTTCAAACGGGTTTTCATTATTCTTCAACCATATCCAAAGCGACCATTTGTAAATCGCGCATTTCCTCATTGTCCACGGTGTAGCTTGTACCCACTTCGGTAGTAAAACAGCCGATGTAAGAGCGACGCTTGCCGTTTTCTTCTTCGACAGTCACTTTGCCGTCTGTCACATTATCCCAATCGGGTTCAGCGCGATTTAACGGCACAGCAACGGTGAGTGACAACGCATATTCGGTAATGCCTTTGGCAAAGCCTTTCACGCGCCCTTTACGGTTGATGGTCTTCACCGGCTTGCGACCGGTGGTAACACGCACATCTAACTTGGTTAAGTCAATTTCTTGGCCGTCCACTTCGACAATGCCAAGACTTGCAAATTCTTGTGCCATTTATGCCTCCTATAAAATTAAATCAACACGGTTAGCGACAATATGTAATCCGTTCACGACATCGGTCGGGATGACACAATCCAAGCGGTTTGGGTCAACGCCGTTGCGTTGCACCAACAATTTCGCTTTGTGCTCAGCTACATTTTCCAAGATTTCTTCTTTTTCTAAACGCAATAACACATCTAGAATTTCCGACCGCACTTTGCCCGGCGAACGTTTAGACAACTTCGCACGCGGGAAACGCAACTCAATGCGCTGTTCAATCGCTTTGCGCGTATAGTCAAGCGTGCGGATGGTGGTTAAATCCAAATAGCTTGGGTCATCCGTATTGGTTGCCGACTTGGTGTAAGTGGTGATCGCACGCATAATGCGGACACGATGATTTACAACGGTAATCGGGGTTAAACCGTGATATAACGCCTGATTGGCTTCGGTTAATAACGGGGTTTGAGTTGGGTCAACTTCCGTCAAGCCCTTAATTTCCAGCGTATTTAACGGACGTGCCGGGTCTTCTTCGCCCGCAATCACCGCACCAAAACCTGCCGCAATTAAGGCATGAGATTCAATCGCGCCTTTGTACCAACCACAAGTGATACGCTCGCTGTTGATTTTCTCGGTGTACGTTGTGCCGGTTGCCATACTGCCGCGCCATGCCAGCACGCCGATAGCAGGTTTTTTCTCAAGCGGAGCGGACACGGCTTCCAAGTGTTCGCGTAATGCTTTTGCATTTTTGTCGTCCGCAAACGGCGAAATAATGATGTGATAATGCGTACCGGCAACACTTGCTAATGCAGGGGCTAAATCCGCATTTTCTGCACCGTTGGCAAATGCTGTCGCATTAATAGTCATGTCTTTAGCCGTATTGGTTGCGGTCAAATTGATTTCGTTGCCAATTTCGCCTTTGCATTTTGCGGTTAACGTAATCGTGCTCTCATTTACAGCTGATGTTGCTGGGCAATTTGTCGCACCATTAATGATTGCATTCAAACGCGCTGCCACCGCATCAGATTTTTCGCCTGTTGCTACCGCCACTTTGTAATCAATACCGGCAATGGTTACTGTCATGACACCTTGGCTTGCTGCAGTACCGGTTAAGGTTAAACTACCACTTGCCGCGATACCAGAAGAACTATCCGCTAACCCCATAACAGATAAACGGATCAGAGAGTTGTTAGTAATCGCCATGCGCGTCATTAAATGTGCCCAAGAACCTGCACCAAATGCCTGCTCCGCGTCAAGGTCGGAATACACACGCACCGGTTGGGTAAATGCGGTTGCTCCACCAATCATCGGCGCAACAATTAACACTTCTTGCTCATTCGTTGGCAAGGTTGTCACTGCGCCTTTAGCGTTATATTCAGTATAAACACCCGGCTTACGTAAGCTATTCGGGATTTTATCAAATTCAATGTTAGTCATTACCTGCACCTCTTTGCTTGCGGGTTGGTTGCACTTCGATTAAATCACCATCAGCGATTCTGCGCTGATAATAGACTGTATTTTCTACTTCAACCGGCTCCTGCTCGATGTAGGCGTGCGGCTGATTTTCTAGAGGGACTTTCACCCCGTTGGCTGCTTTTACAATCATGTTTTTTCCTTTGTTTTTACACTAAAGCCGACCTCGGCATTGTTGTTTGGGTCATACAGTTTGCCGTCCACACGCTCAAGGGTTGGCGATGCCGGGGAGAGTTCGGCCGCATAATGGGTAAACACAAAATCAGGGTTAGCCGGGTCTTGTGTTTTTTCCGGATACAAACCGTCTTCTAGCGGTGCAACATCATCAAATGCCGCCTCGTACTCAATGGCATACGCGGTGACTTTTTCAGTGCGAAACTGCGCATTGTTAAACAACGTCCGAATCGCCAGCGGTTTTAACGGCTTAACTAATCCGCCCAAGCGTTGAGTATCCAGCAATCGGCGTACCGCATAAATCAACTGATTCGCACCAACCTCGCGTTTATCCACCCCACCTTGTCGTGCAGCTTGGTTGCTGCGCAATGAGCGCACCGCCACAATGACCACAAATTTAGCAGAGGTGCGAAACGCTGTACCGCGCACGCCCATCGGCTCAATTCGCGCACCGCCGAATGTCACCAACACCATAGGCAAACGTCCCGTACCCAGGCTTTCGTCGTCCAGCTCACCACCATAGCTTTTCACGGTATTAGCAAGCTGTCCCAAGCCGCGTGTCAAGCGGTCAACCAGTGCATTTTCAATTTCGGTTATCACGGCCAAAAATCCTATTGTTCGGATTAGTAAACATCACCACATTGCCGTCGCTTTGTTGGTCGTCTTCAATATCAATGCCAAGCGAAATTTTCCCCGCAGCTAAGTCCTCAAGTTCTTTTAAGCTCAATTTATAGCGCGTGATAATCTCGTCAGTAATCGTCACTTCAGACATGCTCGCCAAGCGATAGCGGGTTAAATCACAACAAATGCGAGTGAGATTTTGCGGAATTGTCGGCAACGGCAAGCGATAACGCGCACTTAAATAACCGTCGATTTGGCTTGTGCTGTCAGAGAGCGCAATGGTTAGCACGCTTTCATTCACCACGCCTTCGCGGTCACGGTCGGTCAGTTGGATTGTCTGAAACTCGCCAATGCGTAAAACAAAATCTTTTACCGTTGCATACATGGTTTAATCCTCACACACCGGGACAAGCTCTAACCAAGGGTCTTCCGCCAAGGTTAAGGTTTGTTCCGCCGTTAAGTCATCCGCTGCGATGTAAACCTCATCGGTTTTGTTAAAGCGATAACCGCAACGCCCATAGGTTGCTTGTGGGTGGATTTCACGCAATTTAATCGAATAACCTATAGGCACAATCACTTGCCCTTCTTTGTCGCCTGATTCATCGTGTTTTTCGACCGCACTTTTTGGCGCACTTTCGGCGTTATCCGCACCGTTTTCAGCTTGGGTTTGCGCCTGTTCATCCAGTGCCGTTTGCACGTCTTGCGTTACATCGTCTTTTTGGTTTTTCTTAGCCATAATTAACTCCTAGGGCGGTTTCCCGCCCTGATTGGTTATTCTTCAATGATTTGTGGAGACACAATCACTTTTAAACGACCTTTTAAGATATTGGTCGTACCGTTGATGATTTCGGCTTCACAAACTCGGCGAGCCAGTAGCTCTAACGCTGGCGGCACTAAAATTACATTAGGGCGAATGTTTAACAGTTTGCCACCATCACCTTTTAAGGATTGCATTTTGGCAATGACCGCCATAATGTTTTCCGCAGTAAGTTCTGTTTTTTCCACGCAGTGCGCTAACTGCCAGAAACCAAAACCAGCTGCACCACGAGCACGCACACCCCATTCGTAAATATCTTCGTTAAATACGGTATCGGACTTAGACGGGTCAAACTTCGTTTCGATTTCCGGTGCTTCGCGCTCTTGCCAAATTAATGGTTTAATCGCGTTGGTAGTGTCAAAAATATAAAACGTTGGCGCTTCCGTTTTCGTGCCAGTGGTGATATTACTTTGTTCTTTGCTTGCTCCCGTGCCGTCCACATTCGGGAATACCGGGTGGTCGGTGTCAAAGTAATTTTGGCCGTCATAACAAAGCGTGGTTTTACCTGTTTTTAATAAACCAAACACCAAATCATCAGGTAATTCAGCCGCACTTTGTGCTGCCTGTTGTACCATAGGGCGGAATAAACCCACTTGGTCATCTTCAATGTCAGTGCGCGGAATACCTACCGTACTTTCATAAAGTTTGTTTTCAATGCTTGTACCTTGGGCTTGCATTGCTTTACGCTGACGTTTATTTATCCATTCCACCATTTTCGGGAATTGACCTAAGAAACCATAGGTATTCACTTTGGTGTTAGAGGATACTTTCATTGCAATTAAGTCCCACTGCGGTTTAATTAAGCCTAAGCCAGTAGCAAAGTCTTTTTTAAACTGGGTTTCAATCGCTTTTAAAACTTCGGATTTTTTAAAGCTCATTATTTTTGCTCCTTGTGTTCTTTGATAAATTCGGCTTCGGTCATACCTAACGCACGAGCTGCCGCCTGTTCTGCTGCACTTAATGCCACAACATTGCCTTTATTCGGGTCTTCGCTTGCCTGATGGCCGCCAGCCAGTGCAGCAATCGGTGCGGCTTTATCTAAATAACCGGTTAACGCTTCAATGCTTAGGCTTTGAGCCCAATCTTTTAACGCAGGTGATAACTTACCTTGCGATAAGGCAGCCTGAATCAATGCCTCTTTTTTATCGGTCTCTACCGAGTTTTTAAGCGCATTAAAATCAGCCTGTAATGCGGCAACCTGTTCCACCGGCACGAATTTAGCTGGGTCAGGTTTGCCAGCCTGCGCAGTGAGTGCTGCGACAGATTGTTCTTTTTCCGCTAATTTGGCATACACATCTAACAGTGCGACTGGACTATCGCCTTTAGCAGCAGAAAGTGCGGTCACTTTTTCGGTAATTTCTGCCTCGCTTGCATCTGCTTTCAAAGCAAACAACGCACACAAGGCTTCCACTAATTTCTTGTCCATTTCTGGCTTTTCCTTTTGTTGATTTAAAAGTTGCACACTGGCGGCAACCATCACTTCATCCATACCGTCCAAAGCGGGGTTGTTAGTCAGTGCAGCGTGAAAGATTTTGCGAACATAACCATTCGTGTCATATGCAAACACGGCAGAGATATAACGATATTCGCCATTTTTGATGTATTCCGCAGCCTTGTCCGTCCAACGGACATCGGCAAAAATGCCTTGCGGGTTAAAGTAGAGATATTCCATCCAACCTGCGCTAGGTGCCTCTTTGCCGTTTTGCTGCGAATGTAAGATTTGGTGTTCGTAGTCAATGGGTAGGGGATTTTTCTGACTGTTAGCTAATGCCACAACATCAGCCCCGTTTGTATCGGTTACATACCATGCCTCCACATCTGTCGGTCTGCCGTCAATAGCTCTAAACTTGCCATAAGGCAAAAGCTGGATGCGTCCATACTTCGCTTGGTCAATTTCAAAACTACAGGCTGCAAGGGTGAGTTTCATTCGTAAAAATCCTGAAAAGTTAATCTAGGATTCCAGAATAATGGATTGGCGGTAATGAAAAGAGGGGAGCGTCTTCCACACTCCCCTCTAGGTTAGAAATTTTGAAAAAATGAATTTTGATGTTGTATTTTATCTTAAACCATTTTTAAAACCTTTTTAAATCCTTTTAAATCGTTTTAAAAAAAATCATTCGATAAATCGCCCATATAATCATAAAAACGCAAATACGCGCGATTTAGCGCGGTTTTATGTTTTATTTAACTACACTCCGAAAATAGGCTTGCACGTCCTCCAATATATCGTCTTCGTCTTGCGGGGTTAAAACCAAGAACGGGCGGGCAGGAATATCCACTTTTCGACCGCGTCCGGCTTTGCCGCCGAATTGATGAATCGCTGCGTAAGGTTCGTTTGTGCCGACTTCTGCAACGTTATTGTCATAATAACTTGTGATACTGTTCATTAGATTTTCTGTATCAACTAGCGGTGTGCCTTGGCGATATTTCAGCCCTAACCACTTCGGACGTCCACCTACGTCAAAGTTTTGCAACACTGCCGATTCCATCGTGCCGGCAATGCTACGCATGAGTAGCGTACGATCTTGAGCGGCATTTGCTAGTTTATTTAGTATGGAGGCAATTTGTTGTGCATTATTAATTTCGATTTCTATCATAAGCGTTGCTTTTAAACATTAAGGGAGTTAATATGGTTAAACCTAAATGCACTTAGAAAAGCGATGAATCTCCCAGATCGCGGGCGATGAGGTGAAATAGACTCGGGACTGTGTGTAGGTGTGGGGAGCCCTACCTAAGTGCATTTTCTTTTTCCAACAACTTTTTCAATTCCTTATCTTTAATCCGTCGAAACGACAGCACGAAGATTTCTTTAGGTAATAATTTCACGACCAGCATTTTCCCTTGTCGAATAAAGGTGTATCTATCCTGATAATCTTTCGCTTGCAATAGGTGTTCAGGCGCATGAATCAAATCAGGTAAATCAGCATATTCATCCACGCCGAAATTCTGCCCATCACGGCTATTAAACTGCTTGATTAAGGTGTCATCTGATAGCCACACTGTGCCGGTGTTTGCCTTCATCAGTCCTTTATTTTCTGCGCTCAATATACCCGCGGCGAACCTGAAGTTTTTCGCTAAACCATCACGCACTTGTAACATTTGCTCGGCGGTGAGTTTTTTCCCTTCATGGCTAGATGATTGCTTAATTTCTGCCACCTGTTTCGCAAGCAAATTAAAATCATGAACAAATTCGCTTCCGCGCATCTCCACCTTGGCAAACTGATGCGCCAGCTTTTCCGGGTAAAGATCCAAATTCGGCTTATAGTTCAATCGCCCTACATTATAATCAAAGCCTTTATCCGTCACCCGTATCGTGCCGTCGGGCAATTTAAAACCAATGGTTTTTTCACGATTTCCCGCTTTATCGGCGGGTCGTTCCACTTTGACTAAAAATTCAGAACTATCGTCCGGCTTATCCATGCCACGACGTTGTAAATCTCGTTCGGCAAGTGCAATCACCGAGCAACGACAATTAAACCCATTCGGTGGGTAAAATGTCGTCCAAAATGGATCATCATAACGGTAAATTTTGCCGCTTAATGCTAAGTGAGCTGGGCGGGTTCTTTCGTCGCCTACGGCAGAATATTGCCAGTAAGGGCGATTATCCACATTATCGCGCATGCGTTGATAGCGTGCCGCAGAATACGCCGACTGCATATTCACCCGGTAAATCGTATTCAGACGGCGTGGTGTGCCAAAATATTCGCCCGTTTTCGGGTCAGCTAACAGATTGCCGTCAATACCTCGGCTGATAGCGTTATCTTTGCCAAACACCCAGCCCTTGCTCTCAAATTCGCCGAGCAAGTCTTTTTTCCATTGATTAAATCCCTTGCCTTCGCGCATAGCGGTTTCCAATGACTGATAAATGTCTTTGGTCATTTCAAGACTAGACAAGCGCGCAATAGTCGTCGCACGGGCTAACGCGCTGTCTTGTAAGTCTTTCGCAAACACTTTTCCCGCCAGCATTTTCTTCTGACGGAGGAATTCAATGGCTTCTGTCGGCTCCATGCCGATGGCGAATTTAGGTGCGTTCGGCATTGGACGCCCCCAATAAATCCGCCAAGAATAAGGCACTGGTTAAATAGCGTTCGTGGGCTTCTGAGGTTAAATCCGGGTAAAGCTCAGCCAGTTTATTACCTGCCTCTTCGTAGCTGTTACATGC